AGAAGAACGAAAGATAACATAGCAGCCAAACCGATAGCTGACTATATTATTAGGAGGTACGAGTATGAGCAGTCGAATAGGGATATGGAACGGAATAAATTCGATCTACATAGACGACGACAAATTAATGAAAGGAGTGAAAAATAGATGCGAAATGGAAATGACGAAAGACCAAGAGGCATTGGAGGTACTGATGCAATACGTATTGTCAATGGCGAATGGAAAGACCTTTGGCTTGAAAAAACTGGAAAGAAAGAACGAGAAGATTTATCAGATATACTGCCAGTTCAACTTGGAATCTTTACCGAAAAATTTAATAGACAATGGTATACGAAAACTACTTCACAAAGGGTTGTTAGTATGAACAAAGTTTGGACACACCCCGAAATAGACTACATTTATGGTAGTTTAGACGGAGTGGTGAATGGAAAGGTATGGGAGGCAAAGCATACAAATCCCTTTTCAAAAGAAGATACCATACTGGAAAGATACTATCCTCAATTACAGCACTATATGTTTGTAACGGGATTCAGAAAAGCAATACTATCAGTATTGTTTGGAACAATGAGATATAAAATTTATGAAGTCGATTATGACGAAAAATTTACAGAAACATTATTGAAGGCTTGTGCCTTATTCTGGTATCATGTCGAGAACAATATTGTTCCACCTGACTTTATGGATTTTAAGACAATAGAAGGGATTAATAATGCAGAAGATGTTATCGAAGTATTCGGAATTGAAATATCCGATGTCGCCGGGTTACAAAGAACACTCAACTAGCAAGGAGGCTGCAACGAAAGTTGCTTCACGATCCAGAAAGTTGAGGGAAAGAACTCTTGATGCAATAAAAAGGAAACACTCCTATGGAGCTACTCCTGAAGAAGTATCCGAAATATTAAACGAGAGTATTCTGTCTATAAGACCACGATTTACAGAATTAAAAATTATGAATTTTATTTATGATAGTGGTTTAAGGAGAAAGAACTCCTTTAACAGTAATACGAAAGTATGGAGGTATAATGACAGCAGAGACGAATAACAGATTTTATTGGGATCAGTTGAATGAAACGAATCCAGCACTTACTAAAGAGTTTAATAAGTTTGGAAAGACATTAACAACGATTGATCCTCAATATCAGATTATGAAAATGACAGAAGTATTTGGCCCAGTTGGCAAGGGTTGGAGTTACGATTGCAAATATCATGTAGGTGAGAAATGTATTTTCGCTGAAGTGACTATTCGCTGGAACATCAACAATAACTGGCTGAATTATGGGCCGATTTGTTCGGTGCAATCATTGTTCAAAAAGAATGGTTCTTTAGATGATGAGGCGCCAAAGAAAGCAATGACTGATGCTATGACAAAAGGATTTAGCCATCTTGGAATGAGTGCTGATGTATTTATGGGTAAGTTTGACAACGATAAATATGTTCAGGAATTGAAGGAAAAATATTCTGGAAATATGAACAAGGAAAAAATCAAGGTGGTAAAATAGTCGCTAGTAGATAGGACTGTGAGTAGGGTTTATCTACTGGCTGGGTTCTTCTGCCCTACTCACTACAAGGAGGAGTAATGAGACACAAAAAACAAGATAATAGAATATGTCTTTTTTATGTTACTCAACGATTAATAGATTTAAATAAAATAGCTGAAAAAAGAAAAAAAGTTTATACTTCAGCTGCAAATGAAACACATTTAATAGAAAAGTCATTAAAAGAATTTGAAAGAGAATGTATACATAATCTAGGTATTAATGCCTTACATAATCATAATAATTAAGGAGGAGAAATGGCAAAGAAAGCAGTAATTGATTCTAAATTATTAGATACAATAGACGATCAAATCTATAAGCATTTACCAATTAGTAAGCTGACTGATATAGTCAAGAATGAAATTACTAAAAGATTGGCAGTTGCGATAGAGAAAATATCCGAAGAATTAGGGATAGAACATAATAGAGCGAAGGCAATTAAGCTGGCTCAAAAAGTGGAAAAGGAGATAGATGATGATAAATCGAGTAACACTGGTAGGCAGAGTAGGCTCCAAGCCTGAAATTAAGATCACTACTACTGAAAGCAAAATGGCTAGACTTTCTGTTGCGACTTCAGAGAAGTACAAGAACAAGAAAGGAGAGCTGGAAGAAAAAACACAATGGCATAGAATTGTGGTGTTTAATTCACGATTTGCCGATACCATTGAAAAGTATGTCGACAAGGGAAGGTTAGTGTATCTGGAAGGTCAGATTGAAACACGATCTTATGACGATAACGGAGTAACAAAGTATGTAACCGAAATCGTTGTACCTACCTTTAGTGGACAGTTCAGAATGCTTGACAGCAAAGGAGGAGGAAGTGGGAAATCTACTAACACTACCAAAGAGGAAAGCGAAATCGACAAAGCCGATATCCCATTCTAAAAGAAAGAAGAAACATTTCTATGAGTGTAAGACTTGCAAGAAGTTTTACCACGAAGATTTAATGATGAGTTATCTTCCAGCAGACTATGGATACTATAAAGATAAGTCCATCTATCTTTGCATAAAATGTTTTAACAAAAAATTCCGATAATTAGTTATCGGATATAGGGCGTTATACCTCTCACATTAGGTGATGTAATATTCATAATGCTCTAATGTGTGATAGATGCCTTGCTTGGTCACAACAGATCACTGAACGAAAGGCAGAATAAGATTAGGCTTCTGCTAAATCACCATAATAAAGGGGGAATAATTGCGTATGCCTTTAAACCCCCTTTTTTTATGCATAAATTAAGATTTCTTTTTGAGATGATAGATCATACCACCGAAGGCAGTAAAAGGCTCTCAGAGGCTTAATCTGGGCTTTTTTTCCAGTTAGTTGCCACCTTTTCAGCCGATCTTCCAGCAATATACCCTCCAACGCCTATTGTGAGTAAATTCCACATAGGATCAGGTATATCGAGATACAATGTTGTACCGAAGATGACATTGACGAATGGCATAAGGATATAATTATTGAAAATGACAATAATACAAATCCACATCAGAGCTGGTCGCCACGAATTAGTCAGCCAAGAACCACTCGAGGCTTCAGCCAAAATAATTTTTGATGCTGCTTGCATTTCTTGTGAACCAGCATTTAATAATTGCGTATTAATATCGTGCTTCAGCTTTTCCTTTAAGTCCTTGTCAGGAACAGCCTTGTCAACAGTCTTTGCAATCAACTTTGCAATCGGCCCGATAGCTCCTAGTAGTTGTAACACCGAACTATGTAATCCAGTTGTTAACTAAAGCAAAAATAATAATAGCGACTGCAGCAATAATAAAAATTTTTAAAGCCTTGCTTGCAGTACTCCACATACTTTTAAGTCTTTCCATATTCTCTCTCCAATCTATCCATAGAAATAAAATTTACTTCTTGGATATGGTTATCCCAAATGCCTAGCTCAGTCACACACCAAGACCAGCCATTCATATTAAGTTTAGCATACTCCTCAATGTGTCCGTATGGCAACGCACATCCAACATTGACTATGCGTACCCACTTATTATAACCTATTTTAATAGATTTCCAATCCCTAGCTTTATGAGAATGACCAAAAACAAGATCGTGTACCGAATCATTGCCTATCTGAACTTCAGCGTTTTTGCCACTATATTCCCTTCCCATGATATTCAGGGGAGCGTGAACGAAGGCGACACCAGCTATGAACTTAAATTCTCCATACTGACTGTGTGTCCAGTCAAACTCATTAAAGCAGTTATATAGGGAATTTTTCATCATACCCTGAATTTCAGGGATCTTTTCCTCAAACTTATGAACACGCAACTCGTGGTTGCCAATGCAAATGTGATGAGGATAATCCTTGACATACTTATCCAGAATCTTCAATGCCGAACGCATAGATTCAATGTCCACCATAAAGGCATCCTTGAGCTTTCCTTGTTGCGTATCATTCTTTTGAAAATACGATAAGGAATCAAAGGAACCAAAATCTCCTATGTGAACAATGTAATCGGGATTAACTTTCCTGATGTGTTTCCCGATCCAATGAAATCTGTCTTGAGGAATGTGTGGGCTGTCATGCGTATCGCCAATGACAAGAACCTTATGACCTTTAAACTTCATAGGTCATCATACCGAAAGTTTTATATGTTGATAAGTATTAAGTGTAGTACTCAGGAGTACTCAGTAGTAGTTAAGAGACAAGACCAGTATAAACAGCTTTAAGAATAAGACCTAAAACCATAAAGCTCACTGTCCAAACTATTCTGAAAATAGTGTCAATCTTTGCAGACATATGTGTAATATGATTGTCCAACTTCTGATGGATTAATCGCAGCTCCCCATCAATCTTGATAATATCCTCTCGATTTTGGACTGGTTCAGCCACTTCAAGCTCCTATTCCTTTAGTCTTAATTAATGGAAATGCATCAAAGGGAATACAAAATGCTTCTGTTATCATTGAATCCTTAA